CTCTACTTACGTTCAGTCACTATTTCCGTTGACTGGTTTCCGCTCGCCGTCCGCTCCAGTGTTTTCCTTTACTGGCATTGGTGGGATGCGTTGCAGCATTGCGTGTAGTCTTGTCACTGCGGCTTTGCTGCTTATTGCGAACGTGTTCACCTCGTTTGTTGCGCTTGCCGTCAGGTCTCCGATCTGGCTTCGCATTGTCACGAGGTTGTTGAACATTACTGGAACTTGGTCCAGCAACTCCTTGAGTGCTTGCATTTGAGGTTCCATCTTCCTGTTGTTTGATAGGACCGGCATGTACCTCACCATCTAACGTGACAGTGAGTTTTGGATTCAACGGCACATTGGTGGTAAGGCGTGGCAGTCCACTAATTGGTCCTTCATAACTATCCAACGCTGCGATGTGATCGGTCAATTCGGAAGCTGCTACTCCAAGATCATTAGCAACCAAACCAACCCAAACGTCGGATGAGTCCTGGGGCCAGGGATGTTCTAAATCATCCTGGTTCACGACCCAGTAAGGCACATCATTGGTAACTGTGGGACCACACTTAACGATGCTATTGCGTTGATACGCACGACACCAGTTTGATATGAATGGGGTTTGCCCGTCTGTGACGAGGTACGCCGTTGTTTTGGCCCAACCCACTTGGTCAACTGGTGTAACACCATCCACACTCGTATGCAATTTGAGCAATGTGCGGAGTGGTGATTGCATCGATGCCGGTGAACTCCAAGCATCAGCAAACACTCTTGAGAGGAAAGAAACTGGCTGTCCCCGTTGCGCGCGATTGCAGACTCGTAGGTCAAAGCCTAGGTCGCTAGCCGCAGTTGCGATCAGATCATCGGTCACGCTGCCCCCGCGTAACCCATCATCACCGTATGCAAGACCAATATGTTTGTAAGCATCTGCAGATGACATCCCAGACATCCTATTAGCTACATAGGAAACAAATGCATTACAAATCGAATTCCCGTCAGTGGTGGTTGGCGATCCACTCAAACGTGAACAATCGGGGTCATACTTCAATCCCCCTTTGGTCGCAGCTTTGGGAGTTAGCTCATTCCCAAGCAATAGTGTCAATTCAGCCTTCGCCTCATTAGCAACCCAACGCTTGTACACGGCATGTTCCACGTTGGTACGAATCCAGCGCAGAAAAGTGCCGTCAAACCTTCCGTAGTCCGTCTCAACCAACTCATCGTTTTCTTTTGCCAGTTGTTGAACGGCATCAGCGATTTCCTGTGGCGTATGACAAGGCATATACCAGCGTTGTTTCTTAAGGATATCGTCTTTGAAAGCGTATGTGTAGCTGGACAATCGGATGTTGTGATTGTGCGGAACAGTTGAAATGTTCCGCGGATCATTGGGTGCATTATAGGCCTCGCGTTTCTGAAAGGCACTGACTCGCATGTTGTAGTCATTATGCATACGGCCCTGCTCATTCCTAGTGCGCTGCAGAGGTTTCTGTTGTCGTTCCTCGACGTAAGACATCGGGTATGGGTAGCCTTTACCAACCTCCCCAACCATCGTGGATACAAAATCTGCAGCCCACCGGTAATGTTTAGGCGTGATCTTCTCGCGCTTCTTTGCAGCGCGCTGTGGTTCAACGAGACGACCTCGAATAGTTGCCATTTCGTTCGACAAGCTTTCAGTTGGAAATACTGCGGTCTGTGTTAAAGGTCCAGGAGCGTATTCGATGGCATACTCCTTTCCTTGTTCTAAAGTGGACACCTCATCCTTTCCCGCAGCCTGATAGTGACGCGCCAATTGGCCAGGTTTGTGAACCTCATCAGCGATAGTGTTAACATTGCTGGAGATGTAATAATGCAGGAGTGCAGCCTGCATGTCACTAAGCTTGCTTCGACGAACTGTGTCTGACAAGTTCGCGGTCTTCGTCTGGATGTGAGCGACGATGAGACTTTCAACGTCAGCGAGGGGTGCTGTTAACGACGCCAACTGGCCCTCAAGGCCAAGGGATAACATCGGACCATCCCTGGAAATATGGCGTAGCACGTTGAAAACTGGTTTGATGCCCTGTTGGTTGGGCAAACTCTCAAACTGCTGCTTATATCGCATGCGCTGAAGGCGAGCGCCGAATTTCGCATGATCAACAACATCGTCGCTGCAGTTGGCAAAAGGTACAATGCTAATGATGTTCCGGTGTTCCCCGACGTAAAATTGATCGATAGTACTCGAAGTACAACGATAACCGCCGGGCAATCGCAAACCCACCACTGAAAACATGAAGCGGTAGATTCCAGTAGCATTGCTGATCTTGTGTCTCAGCCAACTGTAACCAGTGACATCCTGGATGGTGTTCAGGATCATTGATCGGAGCGTAAGCAACGGGTCACAAGTGTAAACGGTGTCTTGGTTATAGTTCCAGATAGCATGGCGGACGTCTTTCCCGCCAGTGACCCGGTAGTGAACCAGATCATTGGTAATGGTAAAATAACCATCCAGAACCTTCCCAGAAACTTTCTGCGGCGTGAAGCTGTACAACACCACCGGTCTTCCGTAACTCAGCAATGCTTCCATGTCGACATAATAGTCAACATCTGTCATCACAATGACGTGTTTGTCATGCTATGGATCATTCTTGAAGCGCTGACGTAGATCGGCGAGTCCATAAAACATACGTGACCCATCTTCATCCTTCTCACGGGGAGACGGTGAAATGACATATGGTTCGAACCCAATGCGTCGCACTGCGGCGAGCATGGTTTCTGTCGCAGAATTTCGTTCACTTGCAGCCTTAGCATGAGAGTGGCCTTCTCGCACATTGGAACACACAAGGGACATTTCCCGTTGTAACTGCGTTCGCAAGTGGCCAGCATCCTCGTATCGGTGGATCTTATCCGAAATCGAGCGATGTCTCATCTCGTGAACCTTGGCATTAAGCCAGGTGGAGGCGTAAATCTTCTTGACAGAAGCGCCTACCAAATAAACTCCTCCGGCAGCGGCCATGGCATAGGCGGCGTACCGGAGGCAAGAGCTATCGGGGATGACGAGCCCGACACTCGGTAAACCCACAATCGTACTTCCCAATAAGACCATTGTCTCTTTGCGATAATTTCAACGTCGTG